TGTTAGGGTGACGGCCTCCCACATCGAATATGTCAGTCTTTCGTGAGCTAAAGAGCCGTCCGAAATCTGCGAATACATGGAAATGAATTCCGCCATCAGCATGGAGCTCTCGGCTGATGATGCACTCCGCTCCAAGTTGTGTAAACAAGTCCAGCACTGCCCAATAATCGAAGTCGTCTCCTGATTGGGCGTACGTGATGAGGACATATCGGCGATTCTTGAGGTGAAAACTTGGCATTCCCAAATAGGAAAGTCCTGTGGAAAGTAATATTATCCACAGGACAAAGGGACAAGGGACACCCCCGGGTATAAGTACCAGCGTTACCCCAACCGCGCAGCGTTGAGTCCCAACATGTCCCAACCAAACCGGCCCCCAACTCCTTTTACCCCGCCCCAACTAAAACGCCGAGATGCCCTACCGGACGAAGAGGCGTGGGCGGCGTTCCTACACGAAAAAAGTTGCTCCCAAGCGAAGGTCTGCCCGTGCATCGTATGGGCGAAGGACCTATCGGAAGAGTACGCGCTCTGGAAGATCCACAATGAGCAAGCGAAGGATCCTCAACGTTAGCTCAACGAAAAAGAGGGATACCATGTTGTGCTACACCAACTCCACTGCTGCCAATCAAGGAGGGAGCACGACATACAACAACAACGCTGCCATCGTCACTGGTGGGCAGTCTGACACTACAGCTGCCGCCTTTCTTTGGTGCGCAACCGGCCGCGACAATTTTTCCAATGCCCCTGCAAATCTCAAGGGCACAAAGTTCGATAGCGCCACGAGGATGTCAACGAGACCGTATATGGTGGGGCTTTCCGAGAAGCTAGAAATCCAATGCAACACTGGTATGCCTTGGCAGTGGAGGCGCATCTGCTTCACAATGAAAGGAACGTCATTGGTACCGAATGCAACCGCCACCGGGTTCCAGTTCTCTAACGTGTTGGAGACCAGCAACGGAGTTGTCCGGGTGATGAACCAGGTTACGGGAAATCCCGGTTCTGGTGCGATGTATGGTTTGATGTACGTGTTGTTTAAGGGTCAGGTCAACTCCGACTGGATCGATCCGATGACCGCACCAACCGACAATAGCCGCGTCAGTATTAAGTTCGACAAGACCATGATGATGTCATCTGGGAACGAAGATGGTTTCATCCGGAGTTATAAGAGGTGGCATCCCATGAAGAAGACGCTAGTGTACGACGACGATGAGAACGGCGGAACTCAGTTAGCGTCCGCGTTTTCAGCTGAAGGTCGCGCCGGGATGGGCGATTACTACGTGCTAGACCTGTTCAGGGCAAGGCAAGGTTCAGCCACCAGCGACCAGCTTTCCATTCGGCCCACATCTACTCTGTATTGGCATGAAAAGTAGCTAGCTTGCCCGTTACCCCAACGAAAATGCAAGCACGGTCCATCCATTCCCAATCAATGTCATCCCTGACGCTAGTGATGATCCGTGGGTCCCGGTTGCATAGCCATATGCACGGACGGCCCCACTCCATCAGTTCTGCATCGTGATGCAATTTCCTCACCGAAACATGCCACTGGCACCCCAACCAATCCTTGTAGCCAGGCAACATTGGCAAACCACCTTTCCAATCATCGAAAATAGCATATTCCGCGTTGGTCATACCGCGAAATGCAACCTTACCACTCCACTGAGAACCAAAGTAAATATGGTTGCCTAAACTGCGTGCCCAAGTGGTCTTACCACACCCGTATTCCCCAAAGAGGACTAGTGACCTCCTTCTATGAGTCATAGTTAGCAAAAACCCCAAGCAGAGATCCTTGAAATATGACGACGAAGAGGGGGTGGGGGCCCCATTTATGGGGGCGCCCCCCGTAGGAGGACTAACCTCTCTCGAGACGCTCCAGATCCAAGAGCAGACTGAGCGAGCCACTCGTCGAGTCCATCAGCCGCTGACGTGTCAAAAGTAACATTGGTGGGCTGATCGTAAGGCAGGACTCCAGAGTCCCACTTCCATCCCGCGTATGCTCGAAACTGGGTGAATCCCCGGATGAAATCGCGTGGAGCCAGTTGATCGCAAAAGTGCAGAAATTCCTCGCTAGATTGACAATCTGTCGCCGCAGCCCAGAAATTATCAGGGTCGATATCTGTATCTCCGCCCGGTCTTCCAAGCCCACCTGCAACAACGTCCCCATCCTTGCATACGTAGTCGAAAGCTTTCGCCGGAGTTCGTCCAATTGGTTTGATGTTAGGGTGACGGCCTCCCACATCGAATATGTCAGTCTTTCGTGAGCTAAAGAGCCGTCCGAAATCTGCGAATACATGGAAATGAATTCCGCCATCAGCATGGAGC